TTGAAGTAGTAGTAAAATAATTAAAAGACTTATCATCGTAAATAAAAATCATACTATCAAGAGTATCATCTAAAACCTCTAAACCAGGTACATTTTCAGTAAAACTAAAAGGGTCTATTTGTATAGGAGCGCTATTTGATTTAGATACCTTTTCATCATCATTTCTTAAATCTTTCTTACCACTAGAAAGACCTAAATAGTAACTATCTTCATTTTCTATAGAATTTAAAAAATCAAATAAATCTGGATTAGCAATAATATTTTTTGAATATATAATTAAATTATTCATATTCAAAATTTGTAGGTTAGTATCAATAAAATTTTGATCTATTACGTTTCTAGGTGATATAATAGGTTGCTTTAATATATTAGTATTCTCTACTGATACCGTTCTATCAAATTCAAATTTATTTAAAAAGCAGTTAGTTAAGAATGTATCGTTACCACTTAATAACTTAGAAGTGGTATTAAATGTTTTACCTGTATAAGCTCTACCTTCATATATAGTAAATAGTCCACTATACTCATAACCACTTAAGGTAAATGAATCGCCATTTGTGTATTTAAAATAATCTATCATTTGTAATCAATAAATTTTACGTCGTTTATAATAGTAGTCTTAGGTAATGCACTTTTAATATTGCTTAGCATTATATCTCTAACTTCATCTTCTACATTACTACTAATATTTAAATTTTTAATATTAATATCAATTATATTACTCTTATTTTTAAGATTAGTATTAATTGAATTTAGTACATTTATTTTATCAGTCAGATTTCTCATTCCACAAGGCAACGAAATAGATAGATCTTGCATACTATCAATATTTGTACCGAAAATGTACCCCAACTCTTGATATTTTTCCAAAGGTTTAAGAGTTAAATAAAGATTATTAATGAATAATTTGTTAGTAGCATCATTAAACAAAACCTCTCTTTTATTATTAGGCCACTTTAAAAATATATCCCCGAATAAAATTTTCTTTGTGAATAGTTGATAAGCATTAATTCTAAAAGAAAAAATTACATTTGTATTTAAATATAAACTACAAAGTCCTTCTATAGCATTAAAGGAGAGAAAAATATTATTTTTTTCAAACTTGTCTAGTTCAAAAGAATGAGTAAATGTATTTTTTCCTATTCTTTCTTCTATTGAAATACCATCTGTGCTATTGTCAAAAATTTTAAACTCAAAATCTATTGAATTATCATTCTTTATAAAACTAAATCCTCCATTAATATCATTACTGTCAGAATATAAGGTAAAATCACCAGCTTCATTTTGATATGTAAACCCTAAACTAAAACCTCCATTTTCATTAATTGAATTAAAATAGTTATTTACTCTATTGTTTACTCGCGCCGTTTTACAAAAATTAGTAGGTGATTCTCTTAAAAAATCATTCCTAGATACTCTAATATATTTATATCTTTTTTGTGGTTCGAAAGTTAAATCACTTTTTTTATCAAAATATAGCTTCTTTTTTACGGACTCTTTTAAAGTTGAATTATTTTTTAATAATTTCTCTACACTCTTTTCATAAGTAATGTTAAAAATAGGAGATGCAGCTAACGCTGCTTCTTTAGTAGTATAATCAGGATAATAATATCTATCTACCCATATACCTTCTTGTCCTATACCTCCTGATAGCCAAGTACAAAGATAAGTAACATCTTTATCTACTATTGAATCATCATCTAATTTATAAACTCTATCCGATAAATCAGGTCTTTTAAACGAGAAAGATCCACATTTTGTAAATTTAGTATCGTTAATATTTAATTTATTAAAAGGAGCCATTGATGATGGCGTAGTAAAGTACGTTGTACCAGATTTTATCTTAATGTCAACGTTACCATATACAAAGTTTAAAGATAAAGTTTCATTACGCTCACTATCAACATCAGATAAAATAGAAGTATACTTTCTTAAATTTTGACTAAAGATAGTAGTCTCAGAAGTTGATAGTAAATTGTTTGAAGAGGTAAACTGCTCTTGTGTATTAACTATATTTTTTAAGTTAATTAAATTAAAATTTAATTTATTATTATTTGACGAGCTATACAGCAAATAGTTAGATGGTAAATGAAAATCACTCTTATCGTTATCAATAGTTCCTTTGTTATTATAAGTAATAAAACTTGTATTATAAGGTGAAGGTACAGTTAAATTAACTTCTTGATTAAGCTTAATAGAATTATTGCTTATAAAATATTGATTAGGTTTTGAAGTGTCGTCTATAAATTTCGCAATAAGATTACCACCAGAGATTTTTATAGCATATTTACCATCACTTTTCTGACAAAATAAATTTATAAAACTCTCTGATTTATATTTTAAAAGATTATATTCTAAGTTTCTTCCTAATGATGAAATTTTATTTTCAGATACAAAAAGTACTATTCTATTGTTTTCAATATCTTTCGCATCGTCACTAACTACCAAAAAATACCTAATATTATTAACAACAGTACTTACCCTACAAATAAAATCATCAATAAATGTTATTTCAAAATCACTCGCATTTTCTCTATTTGTTGTAAAAGATGTTTTACCGTAAAATTGAGAATTGTCAATATCATCTCCAGCTTTAAACGAGCTCAAAGTAGCTGCGCTATAAATTAGATAATTTTCACTAGAAGTAGTAAAATTAAAAGTTGTAAAAAATGAATCCGGCTTAACTTTTAACTCAGTAACTGATGTAACACTATCTAAAAGATATTCATCTGTTAAATAAAAATTAGTGAAGTTTAAATTTTTAAAATCTTGAATACCGGATAGAGCTGATATAAAGTTTAAAGAAAACCCACCATTATATGTCTGCCTATATTGATCTAGCGTTAGATCAACAGGGCAACAATCAGCTTCTACTGAGCTTAAAGCGCTTAAACTTGATTTTATTAAACAACCCATTTTATATATTTATTCTTAATTCTCTTTATATGATTTGTTATCAAATTGAACAATATAATTGTTTTTCTTTGATAGTAGAGTTATTCTCGAACTATTACTCTCATCATTAAGTAGATCAACTCCTAATATATCCAAATCATCTACATTTTCATAATAACTTTGAGAATTTATAATAATCGGTACATTCACTCGTAGAGTTTCTCCTGTTACATAACCTATGTTCATTTTAAAGGTAATAGATTTTTTAAGAGCATAAGAGGAAGGATAATACTTATGTTTATAATTGTTGCTAAATGTAACAGGGGTAGCACCCTTTTGAACTTCCGGAAAAATTGATTCAGTTCTATAATCTCTGTAAATCTTAATATCAGGATTGAATACGTTGGAACCATCTCCCCAGTTTATTGTTACATAAGCAGGAAATATCTCTGTGTATATATTAGATATATCTAAAGTTACTTCCGTGAAATCAAATAGATCTATTTGATTTAAGTTCTGTTCTGTATTCATGTCTTCTTTAGTAGAAGAGATAGATAAAGTAAATGTATTCATAGAATTAAAGCTGCTGATGAAAGAGGTAGTTTAGAGGTTGATAAGGTAGGAGTTGAAGAAGATAAAGTGAAGAATGCATTACTTAAATCTGTTTCACCGTTAGTAGTAAAGCTATCAGTAAAACGACTATTGTTACTACTAAAGCTAGAAGTATGTAAGAAATTAATACTATCTTTATATTCAAAAAGGTAATTTACTAACAATGGTCCTTTGTTAAGATCTTTAATTAAAAACGCTAAATTAAACTGCTCGTTATCACTGTTATAAGTCAATATAGGCTTACTGCTTTCAATATAAACAGAATCAAATGAAGATAGATTAAACATACAATTACTAGCATTATTTCCTGTTGTAGGGAATATCTGCTCTGTCTTGTCATCTGTATAGTTATATTTAAATATAGTAGGGTATAATCTTATATTCTTGAAAGTAAGCTGCTCTTTTTGCATCCTACAATAGTAAACATCGCTACCTACTTTCAATCTGTTACTTACTTTATCAAAGAAATTAGTATTAATGTTTAAAGTATTAGTAAAAGTATTAGGAGATACAAATTTATTATTTTGATATGAAGTTTTTTCAGTAATTAAAAAGGAGCTTGTTTCAATAAACAAGGTATCATATAATATATCAAAATCTACTACTTTATTGGATAGTTCATGACAAATAGTATTATTATATTTACCAGACAAATAATCTAAAGTTTGAGTTAGTTCTTTTATAGAAGGTAAATTTGATTCTTCATTAATATTTTTAACATATATTTTACCTAAATGCTTCTTTCTATCAAAAGTAGATTCATCTACGGTATCAACTGTTGCAAAGTTAGTAACATTTATAGAATCTACACTATCATTATATAAGAAGCCTTCTTCTGATTGAGAGTAATTAAAAATTATATTATCTGTAAATCTAGAACCATCATAGTTTTTGACTCCATTACCACCAGATAACCTGACATTATAAGTAAAGTTACCAGAAAGACCTTTATAAAGGGCTACTCCTGGTTTATACACGGTACCAGGTCCAGTATCATCACTTAACGCTCTAACCACAGTTACACCACCGTCATAATACCCAATTCCTGCTTCAACTAATTCAGAAAAATAAAATTGATCAGAACTTTCACTGAATGCACTTAAACCTGATCTAATCGGATCAGCTAACGCTTCACTATCAGAAAATCTAAAGTATGCTCCTTCTTTTACATCAGCGTCAAAAGTAATAGATTCTGGTCTAGAATAATCAACTTTAAGATAATTTGAAGGTTGTATTAACTCTTGATAAGGAGCAAAAAATCTACCAAATATAAAATACGAAGATAGTGGTAAATCAGGCGTTTGATCTCCAGGTGCATTAAATCCGTTAGTAAAACCTGTTAACCCTGATCTTATAGTTTCTGAAAACGTAGAACTATCAGTTATATCATAATCAAAGTTATATCCCTCATTATATAAATCATCAAAAAATGTATAGCCATTTAAAACTAAATTTTTAATATGTTTAGGTACTTCAAACTCTAAGTTATTTCTATAATAGTTATTATCCTTTACAAGTCCAAAGATGTTACCAAAAATATCCTTTTTACTATCATCAATATATCCTTGATCGTACAAATAAGATAAATCAGTATTTAAATTTCTTTCCTTTTTAATTTCTGAAGAATAGCCTAAGAATGTAGTACTTTCTTTATCAGGGTTAGGTTGGTTTATAGCCATACCCTTACTTCTGTTATTAATAGAAGTAGAAGTATCAACAATAAAGGTTAAGATAGAATCATTATTTGTATATAAATTAGGATCCGGAAAAATATAAAATTGATTAGGCTTATATTCTGATTTTTTATAAAAATCTATTTTCTTACCTTGTATAGTAGCTATAGCTGTATTACTTGGTTTGAAGAAACCTAAATCCCTTTCACTTACAACTTGATCAGAAAATACTGAAGCTGTAGAAGGGTAATTTTGATTCAGAAAATTAGCGTAAGGTTTTTCAGATTTAAATAGAATCCCTATATCTGAATTACCATTACTATCAGTAGATAAAAAGTAAAAATCTGAACCTATAAATTTTTCTGTTTGTCTCTTTTTAGAACTTAAAACTTGATCTAACTCTTTTAAGTTAGATAATTCATTATCAACAGAAGAGAAAAGCTGGTTAATTAAATCACTTTCAAGATTTTTAAATAAATTACTTCCTTTAGGAATAACCCCAGGTTCGTACTCTTTATAATTAGCACCATATTCTTTAATATCCGGCTCCCTATTAAAGTATTGGGCAAAATTATCATAGTACTCTGTTAATGATACAGAAAGATTAGTTTTAATATCCTCTATGTTATAATCTATATTACTTGTATCTCTATTTTCTAAGAAGTCTATAATTAAATCTTTAGAAGCTTGCTCAACTCCAATACTACTTCCCTTAACTTTACTTTTAGTAAGAGAGTAATGTAAGCTATTTCTCTTCTTCTTATAGTAGGATATAATATTTCGTATTTTTTTACTAAAAAACGACATCGCAATTTGCATGTCATACTTATCATTAAAATCTAATTGCGTTAAAAACTTCTTTTCAGCATTAGAAGAAAAGTTCAACGTTATATCTTTTAAGAAATCTCTATACCTATCTAAAATTAAATCTTGATTACTTACTCCTAGTGATGTGTTTCTAGTATTCCATTCATTAAGATAATTATTATAGAAAGCAGTCAAAGTTTCAGGCTTATAGCTCTCACTTACCGTTTCAATGAATCGCAAAAACGTGTATGGTGTAAATTTATCTAATGCCTCATCACTATTTACATTAGGATTAGTTATAGATTGGTTTACATTTGGAAACCCTGTAGTAATGTTATCCATTAAACATATTTATCCTTAAAACAGGGATAGACTACTAAATAAGGAGTTTCGTATGTTAATATCAAAGATATTATCTTCACCCTCTAAGCTACTTAATGGTTCATTAAAACTAACAGTAGTTAACCCGTTATTATAGTCTATTAACCCGTTAAATATAGTATTATCAGTAACAGCAGAAAGCGAATAAAATTCATAAAAAACATTAACTGTATCTATAGTATATTCTGTAGGTAGAATTAATCCCCAGCCCCATGCATCACCTCCACTAGTTGGAAACGTTACATTTGTATTATCATAATCACTTAACATATACGTATTTGAATTACGTGGAGCACCGCCTGAATTTATTCCACTCAAAGCGCTTAAAGGCTGAAATGTATTTAAACGTAGATATGTATTACTAAATTTTTCATAAGCTACGAGATCGTGACCAGCTGTAACTACATAATTTAAAGAGTTAATTTCAGGTCCGAGATTCTTACCATGAATCTCTTTAGTAGTAGTCCCCATTGGGTCAAAGTTTTCATCAAATTTATTTTTACTTCCTCTAAATTTATTATAATTTAAACTTAGAGTGTCTATAAATCTTTTTACTTGTTCTGGTTCTTGTGCTAATGCACTATCAAATACTATTCCGTTATCATCAGTTAATGATGCTAGACTTATTAGTGAATTAATATCACACATATCAATATCTGCATTATTCGATACAAAATTGAAAACTCTTTCATAAAGTTTCTTACCAAGTAGATCGTATCTGCTGCTTACATTTCCAAAAATAGTACCTATAAAATCATCAAAAAAGATATTCTTATCCAACAAGATTTCTTGAAATCTCATATCCTTTATATTTTGCTCAAAGTCAAAATTTTCGTTGTGCTTATAAAAATTATAAAAATCTTTAGGGTAAGCAGTTAGAGTTACTAGACCGTTTACAGTAGATAGTAATGAACTATTTGTATTAAATGCATACTGATTTCTTGCACTTAAAGTCAATCTTGTTGCTGATGCAGATAAATTATCATTAAAGGTAAGAGCACCTCTAAACCAGAAATTAGTATTAAATGAAGATAAGGTGCTCGCTAAATTAGATATGGTATAGTAAGAAGGCTGAACTATATTATCATTGTTAAATACATTACTAGTAGCCCCTGATAATACTACAAAAGTAGGATTGCCAGCTGATAATGCTTTCATAGTAAAATTATCGTTATTTACTGGGGTAATAATAAAGGGAATATCTAAACCTTTATATTGTGTTTGGCTAATTAAAAATGGCTCTTTTTCAATACCCTCACCGTTTATACCATTAGAGCTAAATTTTATAGCGCTTAAAGTTTGCCCTGAAGTTGGACTAATAAAAGAAGATAATGTTACATCAAAGTTATTAGTATAATTATTATTTTTATACCCCTTTAAGCTATTCGAGTAAATATTTTCTCTATCTTTAAAAAATGATATGTTTATTGGAGATGCTTGATCATCAGCCTTCACATAAATTTCCTTAGTACCAGAACTTCCTACAAAAACGCTTGATAGACTTGTGCTTAAACCTGAAGTTAAGATACCATTAGCATCCATCTTAGCATATAAGTCTACTGATGACAAAGAAATTTTATCTATCTCTACATATTCAAAACTTGAAAGTGTAGGTAAATAGTTTCGTTCATATATAGAGAAATATTTTTCAAGACTGTTAAATTTATTTTTCTTTAAATTAAAATAATTTTTATAATCACTACCGGATATACTATAGTATAACTCTTGAAAATCTTGATAAAAAGGAGTTTGTGAAGTTACTGTAATAGGACCAGATATTTCACCAGCTGATAAAACCAAAACTGGCTTAGAAGCAGCTATGTCTCCTGGAGGCATACTAAGAGAGAATGTATTTGTAATATAATCTTTAATATGTATTGAATCACTATACGAAGCTAAAATAGAGTTATTTTTACAATCACGTATAACCATTCTAACTGTATACTCACCAGGATATTGATAAGCATGAGTACTACTAATACTATTACCGAAAGTACCATCGCCAAAATCAAAAGTAACCTTTTGATCATTTAAAGGAATTTCTCTACTATCGTCTTCTGGTATTCTTGCCTTAAAGGTAAGAGGGGTTATATCTAGATTATAAGATGAAAGTTTTGCTTCACCTTTATAATCTATGACATCGAAAATAGCATAGTCTGTTTTAATATTACTCATCTACAACTTTAATTCTATTCGTTAATGAAAGAGGTGAATATAAGTATGGGAATTTAAAATATGGTAAAGTAATATCTTGATTAACTAAGGATATATCACTAGTCTCGTATACTGGATTAAATGATAAGAATGAAACTGTATCTATACTTGCTCCCGATGATTCATTTTTTGTATATATACGTTTGACACCTTCTAAAGATAAAATATCATTAGTTAATTTATTAAAGCTTTGTTTTTGACCTAATCCATTATTTGAAGGATCAAAAAATGATCTTATTAATGAAGCAGCTCTTTCACTTAACGTATCTTTGTTAATTTTATTATTAATTTCTCTTACTATATACAACGATGTTTCATCTAATACTTCTAAATCTAAAGTAGACGAATTAGTAAATCCTAAACCATATGCCATATAAATAGGATCTCTAGGAACTACTGTATTAGAAACCATTTTCCTTTCTTTACAAGTATCTACTATTAAATTTTTAAAAGATTCAGATAGATATGGTGGAAAGAATTTATCCTCACTTACTTTAAAATTAGGAGTACAAAATATGTTAATATTATTAAAATCGCATGAATCAGCAAAATTAATTTGATTGATTAAAACCCTATTTACTTTATTTGGATCAACACATATATCATAAAAGTATTGAATATACTCATTTATATATGAATCGTTATCCACTACAGATATACTATTAATAACATTAGCTAAATTTTTCTCTAGAAATGATTCGTAGTCATTTTGGTTTACCAATCTTAATTGTGAAGAAAAAGCTTTTGGGGCATTTTTCCTTATTTCATCTACTGTCTCCTCATCAGACAAAGAAGTAGAATTTTGTGGGTTACTTATCGTTAGTATAGAGCTATTGGTTACATCAATAAAAGTGGTTTCGTCTTTATTAGCAAATGTATCGTTAAAAATCTGTCTTTGTCTTAACGAATCATAAGTAAAGAGCTTATTACCATTAATTACATTTTTACTAATTATACCTTCTGTGTTATCAGATAAAATATAATTAACCGATACAACATCTCCTTCATTTAATTTTCTTCCGAAAACACCACTACCAAATTTTATTTCATAAAATCCATTTTCATTTAATCGCTTTTCATATACCCTATCGGTAGAACTAGATAGATATAAGCTATCAACTTCTTTGTATAGATAGTAAGTACCATCGTTAATCTCTTTTACATATACATCAATTGTATTATCAGCTATAAACTTATCAGCATTACTATTGACTATATTTTTTACTACTATAGGTAATAATTCAAATTCTTCCCCTTGCGCCGAGTAGTCAGGATATTCTTTTATATTACCTTGATAAAGGATTACCGAATCATTTAAACTTTTTAATACTTCGCTTCCTGTAATAGTCTTGTTAAAAGAATAATCATCAATAAAATTATATTGGATACCATCAGCTAGAAAATACGAATTTTTCTTAATCGTATAACTACCTATAGCCATATCAGCTGACCCTATAGCGTCAATAGGTACTATTGAAGTTTGCTTACCAGCAGGTTTATAACCTATTAGCTTAACAATCTTATTCATATTTTCGTAAATAGATGCCTGATCAAAATTTACCTCTGCAGCATTCTGGTTTAAATAGAATAGTAGAACATGATAAGAGTAAGCTATGATATCTATAACTGCTGCTAAGTTACTTCCATCATAATTTTGATCTGTAAACTTTTCATTTGTGTTTAATCTATTTACTATATAGTCTTTTAAACTAACTGCATCAAAAGCTACATAAGCATTTTGAGGCAAGCTAAAATCTAAAAATTCGTTATCGTTGTTATTAGGAGTAGCCATAATTAAAATATATTATATCCATTGTTATTTAATGACGATCTTAATGATAAACCATATACATCTAGGGAAGGAATATCAATTTGCATGGTTATTCTATATTCATTTTCTTCTGCATAAGGTATAACTACAACATTTTGTATAGTTATTCTAGGTTCCATTTCGGGTAATCTATTTTTTATATCGTCTTTTATTGCAAAGGCACTAAAATCCGAAATAGGTTCGAACAAATACCTTCTTAAATCTAATCCAAACTCTGGAGATAAGATCTTTTCCCCAGGGACTGTTAAGAAAATATTGGTAATACTATTTCGTATAGCATTTTCATCAAACAGTCCTTGTACATCTTTTAGTACAGAGCTTTTATTTAACTGCTTATTGTAATAAACAGAGGTTTCTAAATCTAAAAACAAATCTTTATAGAGATACCCCTTCTTTAACGATTCTTCATTAAGCTTAGAGGTTGAAATATCTGTTAATTTGATCAAGGCCATTTATTATATTTAATGTAGCATATTCATATTAAGGAACTATAATATAATTAGATATGAAGATTACTGGAAAACTCATTACTGAAGTAGAAGTTGATCATAAAGATCTGGCTAAAGCCCTTAAACGCGCTATTTTTATTGAGCTTGATCTACCTCGTTATAATAAAGTTCATCACGACGGTATATCTTTTATTGAAACTGTTGACGCGCATACTTCTCATAGATTTGAATATGAAAGACCAGTAAAGCTCGCTTGCAAAAAAGATATTAAAGTGTTTGAAGCATATAATACTATAAAAGAATTTTTGGATAACGTGTGATTCTGTACAAGTTGGCATAAATAATCATATGGCCGATAAAAAGTTTGTAAGTTTACATGAATCTTATATGAAGAGGTATGAGCGTGGAGGCTTTCTTGTAGGAGATGTTTTTAAGTTTAATGATAACTTTAAGAGCACAGATGAGTTTAAATCTTTAGGTACCAATACTCAGGAGCTTTTACAGCAAATGATCGACTCCGGCCAACATGTCAGAGTTGTAGGTATTAAAGATACTACTTCAGCAAGATACCCAGCTAATGCTGATACAACTACATTAGATGTGGTATTAGATCTAGCTCTTGACGACGGAGGTGGAAGGTATTCACATCACGTTTCTATTCCTAGTAACTTAGGACAATCAGAAGAGTTTTATCCTAATCTTCCTCCAATTCCTGATGTGTTTAAGAGAAAGAGCAATGTTAATATTAAGCCAGAAGAAGCGGAAACAACTAAAGCTCCAGAGGCTAGAGATGAAAGCCCTGATAGGGCTCTTCCAGATAGCAACGTAGATATTCCGTCTGATGCTGTTACTCCTTCTCCAGCTGCTACGTCTTATACGCAGCAATATATTGGTGATTTAACTAAAGGCCCTAGCGCTTATTAATCTTAATATTTTTATTAAGAATTAAATTGATACAAGCAAGTATAAAAAGACCGAACAGGTATGTTTCGGTATATATAACATAGACGCTAAAAAGTACTAAGACTGCTATATACATTTTTCTAGATTTACTAGACACGCAAAAGCGTTTATCTCTTTATCTACTACAAAAGCACTCTTATACAAATGATCAGCTATATTAGCTATAAAAGCTTTCTTTTGATCATCTTGTAGATTAGTATTATAGATATA